GAAGCGAGAGAGTACAATTTCAAATGCATTGAGGCAGGGTCAGGTTTTTTTGTTAGAGCTGAAGATCAGGCAAACAGCCACTTTGGCCAGCAATTGCAGCGTATTGATATTGGCTCTGTTACTAATAACCGTGAGTGCCATCAGACAGAAATTGGCATTAAGAGTGTTGTTTTTAAGCGTGTTGACAGCTTTTCTAACGTCAATTCTCAGCCGCAAAACGTTGTCCTTGAGTCTTACGAAGAAGACAACCAGTCGTTTGCATTGGGCCGAGTCTCCACGTTCCAAACGCGCTACAGCTTTTTCAAGCTTCAAGCTAAGCGCTTGGGCTTAAGGGGCGATTCTGACTTTGTAGATATTCTTGATGAAAGAATTTTTGCTGTCAAAGGGAACACTTCGCAGCCTCAATACAACACAATTACTGTCAACCATGACGAGGGGCAATACGAATTTAGATTTCTCCCTGTGTCTGGAAGCACGGCGCAAGGCAAGCATATTGGGTCAGGAGCAGAAAGAGTTTTGCTTTTAACTGGACAGTTTGACGCCAGCAGTGGGTTCACGACAGAAAGATTTGGTATCAGCTACACAGGAATTGCAGCTCAAATTACAGACAGAGATGCGTCAAATCCTGAGTTCGAGTTTTCGTTGATTAACGACGATACTGAGATTGGTGGCGTTGCAAGGCTTAATAAGTATGAGGAGGGTGAGCTTTCTGAAAGCGCGAGCTGGAAGCAGGTAAGCAACTTGGCTGCTGACTATCGGGATGATGGAGATGAGTTAATTTATGGCGTGCTTTTAGATGCAAACACTGGCGAGGTATTAGAGGCCAAGTGGAACAGGGGGGATGTCATGCAAAAACTTGGGGCCGAATATCAATACTCTCCACTACTAATTAGAAATGTAGCAGGCAGAAAAGGATGGGTGCCAACAGAAAGCAGACAGATTGAGAGGAATTCAGGTCCTAACGGAAATGATTCATATATTCAGACTAACTCAGCGGGTCAAATGATAAATGTGTATTTTGACGGGGTTCAAAAAGCAAGTGCGCTAAATCCTGGTTTGTATGAAGCGCCAGACGAAAAAAATCTTCTAGCTCAATACAAAATTTTGCCTGGTTCGCAGCCAGAAAGAGACATTATTCCTGGGGTCACTCAAATTACTGAGCAAAATATTTTTCAAGACTCAGTGTTTGACCCTATCAACAATAGACCGGCTTACTTTGGCGTATGGGAGACTGTAACCGGCGTTCGAAATGGATTTTGGAACGGACTTCTTAGAGATGATCTCAAGCTTGCTGTTGATGAGTCGCAGGCAGGCTTTCAATATATTCGAGGCGATTTTCAGCGAGTCGAGGCTGATGGCACAAGAGTGTATGCAATAACAAGGGTATTTAGGACTGTTGACGAGCAAGGTGGATATTATTGGCCAGTGGAAAAGGGTGGTTATACTAAGGCACTTTCTCCAGACAAAAAGTTGTATGCAATTGCAGAATATGAATTTAGCGTTGATGAGGCTGATTTTCATTATGCACCAGCCACTTACGATCAAGACAGAACTAATTCCGAGCTAGGGACTGGCTTAAAAATTACAGCTACTTCAGTGGTTGACCAACATTGGACTTGGGCCATTGTTGATCCTGGTGTTGGATACAGGGTTGGCGACAAAGTTGTTTTTCAATTACCAGACGATGACGATAATGAAGAAGGAGACTCATTCTACGAGCTGGAAGTAACAGTCATGGAGATTGAAAAAGCAAGCATTGACGAGCTTGAAACTTTAAATTTCTATGATGCGATCACTGATTATCCTAAATATGATCAAGAAAAAACAAGCCATCAGGATGGCCCAGAACATGAAATCTCGTTTGTTAACGAGCTAATTCGTCCTGAGGTTGAGAATACCCCTAAATATCAAGATCTTTCTTTGCTTGGCCTTCGTTTGCTTGCGGGTAAAGATTGGACATCTCTTGGCCAGCTGAGTGTTTACGTAAAACAAGGAATTAAAGTTGAAAGACTAATTACAGATTCCGGAGAGCCAGCTGTTGCGGGCGCTACAGGCCCCACCAACAACTTTGCTGAGGTCGTTTACAACCTGTTGACTAATGATCGCATTGGCGTTGGCAGCAGGATTCCTAGCACGATTGTTGATCGAGATTCGATGGTTGAGGCGGCAAGGTTTTGTTACGTCAATGAATTGACTTTTGATGGCGTTCTTGAGGATCGCACTAATCTGCGTGAATTTATTTTCAATACTGCTGCTCTCAACTTCCTTGACTTCAGCATCAAGGGTGGCCGTTTCGCATTAAAGCCATCGCTGCCTTACAAAGCGAAAGCAAAAAAAGAGTTGGACCCTAACTCAGTCAAGATTGAGGATTACTCGATTGATACGGCTCATTCGTTTTTGACTGGCTCAAGCGAGGTCAAAGCACTGTTCACTGACGGCAATATGAAGGACATGCAACTAACGTTTTTGCCCAGGGAAGAGCGGCAGCTTTTCAAGGCAACGATTACTTATCGAGATGAGTTTGTTGAGAACGGTTTCTCTTCTCAGAAAAGCATTCAGGTTCGATTCTTAGACGCTGAGGGCGGTTCAGAAGCTGATCCAGAAGAGTCCATTGACATGACTCAGTTCTGTACTAGTCGGACTCATGCAGAGTTAATTGGAAAGTATCGGCTGCTGTTGAGAAAGCATATAGATCACACAATCACCTTTAAAACAACACCAAGCTCTGCCCTTGAGCTTGAGGCTGGTGATTACATCAAGGTCATTTCAATCTCTACGCACACCAGTCGTTTTTTCAACGGAAGCATTGATGGCGAGGGCAACATTACAGCTACATCTGACTTGGTTAGCTCAGACGGGTACGACATTTTTTATTGGCGGCCTGGTGTGAGCGATGTTTTGACTGGTTCCATGCCAGTAGCTTCAATGAAAACCAGCGATTCTCAGTATTTTAATTCAATTTTTACTCTTAAGATTAAAGAAGAGCCAAAGCGTATTTATCGAATTGACAGTTTGACTATTGATGAGGACGGCTATGTCGACATCAGCGCAACCCATCAGCCCTTGGATGATCGCGGTGCGCTAGCTACACTGGGATTTAACAAAGGGTTGTTCAAGGTAACAAGCTGATGCCTGCAGTTGACTTCCCTGCTTTAGTCCCATCGAGTCGCTCTTACCAGCCAGGCGTTTTTCCTGAAACGAGGTTTGAGGCTCAAAACGGTGCCGTAGTACGGGTTCGCTACGGCAACCAAGGACGAACAGTCGCTTGACGCTAACTTTCTCGAACATCGCAGACGATAAGGCTGATTTGGTGCTGGAAAACTACGTCAACGTAACAAAGGCTGGTAATTACGTCGTTTTCACGGCGAGTAATGTCGCTAGGACGACGACAAGTGGAGAGCCTGGGGTCTTAACGCCTTGGTTTAGCGAGACAAACAGCGCATTGAAGTGGAAATACGCATCTCCTCCGTCAGTTCAAAGCGTTAAGCCAGGTTTAAGTACAGTGAGTTGTGAGTTCGTAGGTGAGCTTGAGGGCATCTAACCATGGCTAAGTACTACGCGGGTCAAGATGGCAGCCTTGAGCTTGGTGGCGTTCCTGTCGCAAAGGTTGTTCAGTGGGCATTCAGCGCAAACACAGAGGCGCTTGAAGTCACTGTTCTCAGTGAAAACGCACGGACTTTCACGACAGGGATGCGATCGGCGAGTGGCTCTTGCACTGTTTTGTATTACAGCGATGCCCCGGTCAACCTAATCAATCAAGTCAATCAAGACACTGCAGCAGACGCAAGCATTGGATCAACCGCTATATTGAAATTAAACTTTGGCGATAACTTTTTTGAGTTTAATGCTGTTCTTACTAGCGCAGAGCTTTCATGCGTTGTTGGAGAAGTAATGCGTGTCAATGTTGCATTTACTATGAGCGGTGATTTCACAAGTAAGAATCTATGACAGTTTTTTTAGGCAATAACGGTCGAATTAGACTGCGCCGTAGTACGCCAGAGCGGACGTTTACGAGTGCTGTTGACCCTAGCGACGTAAATGTCACCAAGAAGCGCTTTAGCTTTGATTTTCCGCCTGAAATGTTGCTTACGGGCGATCGGCTGCAGATTAAAAGCACCAACGGTGCAGATCTTGCCTTTGTAAATGCAACTGGTTGGGACGGGGGGAGTCAGTTGCCTGATGGAGCCTGGTTTATCAATGTTGACGAGCTTGGCGGGATCCAGTTGTATGACACGTTTGCTAACGCTTTAAACGGTCAAAGTACAGGCAAGGTGACGTTAGATGCAATTACGACATCAATCCCGATTGAAGTAAAAAGCGTTCAAGCTGAGTACAACATTCTTGGACTAGTTAGATCTTTTGAGCTAAATAATGATCGAGAGGTTGTCGACGTAACTGTTCTTAGCGACGAGTTTCGCAAGAACGAAAGCAGCTTGATTAGCGGGAGTGGGAGCGTTAGTTGCGAATTTCATTATGACCCTGATGCGGCAGGTGAGCTAGTAGACACTGATGTTCCAAGCTACTTGCATGAGTTGATTTTGCGTCAAAAACTTGGCGCCGAGTTTGACGCAGAGCTTTATATCGTTGATCACGGTCAAAATGCTGAGTCAACAAATGATTTCTTTTATTTTGAGTTTAAAGGAGTTGTAACAAACGCTGCGATTAGTCTTGGAGTGGGTGAACTTACGGTCTCTAATTTTAATTTTGTCACCACAGGCCCCATTTTACCCAAACTTGGTGTTGGTGTAATTACCAACTATGTCCTGAAAGAGGACACCGACAAGATCCTGCTTGAGCAGCCTGGCGGCGGTAAGCTAGAACTCGAAACTGACTAAACCCGCAGGGGGCCTTGGGCAATGGCAGATCTCAAGATATCCGCCCTAAACGAATTGGCTGAAGCTGATGTGGCTTCAAGTGATGTTCTGCCTATAGCCGACGTAAGCGCAAGCGAGACTAAAAAGGTCACTGTCAAAAGCCTTGTAGAGCAAGGCGTTGACCTGATTGATAACGGCAGTATCCCAGCAGCAAAGTTAGCGGCGATCACGCCAAGTTCACTTGGCTCTAGCTCTACAGCTAAAGAGTTTATTGCTGGTCCTACTGGTACAGGTGGCGCTTATACGTCGCGGACTATTGCATCGACTGACTTGCCTGCAGCAACTGCTTCTGATCTTGGTGGTGCAGCCGCAGGCACTGGACTGACCTCTACGTCTGGAACATTTTCAGTCAATCCAGCCTCGACTACGGCTCTTGGCGGCATCAGTGTTCCGTCTGCCTCTGGTCTAAATGTCGATGGCAGTGGTGTTATTTCTCACCAATCCAGCGTCACTGGTCAGACTAAAAACGGTTTTACTATCAACGCTCAAGGCCATATAACGGCTGTTGGCAGCATTGCTGCTAGTGATCTGCCCAAAGCCACCACCTCTGCAGTGGGCGGCGTTTCTGTTGGCAGCGGTCTTAGTGTCACTGCTAGCGGCCAGATAAATCACACCGACAGCATTACAGCTGGAACTACAAGTGGGATTACTTTTAACGATACAGGGCACATCACAGCAACTACTGCACTGACTGCCTCTGATTTACCTGCAAGTACAACGACGGCAAAAGGGGCAGTTTCAATACCCTCTGGAGCGTTATCTGTTAGCGGCGCTGGTGCTCTTACGCACGACACATCTGGGATTACAGCTGGCACCTATCCAAAGGTCACAGTTGATGCGCGTGGTCACATAACAGCTGGCACTACGCTGACTGCTTCTGACATTCCAGACATCAGCGCAGCAAAGCTAACTTCGGGAACAATTGGCTCATCAATTATTGGAAATAATGTAGTGACAGGCGGCAAGCTTGCGGACGCATCAACGGTGCGTTTTGCAGGCGCTCCGGATACCGCTGGAGTTGTCAACTTTGGAACTGCTGATTATCAGGGGCAGTTTTTATACGATGAATTTCATGATGATTTGTACCTTTGGACGGGCAATTCGTTCAAAGCGATTGACATTGTTAGTGGTGAAATTGTTTTTGCTGGAACGTATGACGCCAGCACAAACCTTGT